CACTGGTTCGAGCCCAGTTGAGGGAGCCACGAAGAGTAGTCTTTATTGACTACTCTTTTTGTTTTAATGGCTCTATGTCAATAGTTGGGGTAATCCGAAAAATAAGTAATAAAGTAACCGTCAAATAAAGCACACCTACACAAACCGCCCGAAAAGCGATACAATAACAGAAAACGCAAAAGGAGGCGGTTATTGTGACAGAACAGGAAGGTGCTTTGTTAGTCAGAAAATTTACGGATAGCAAACTGAGCGGACGTAAATTTTGCCGTGAAAACGGCATAAAACGCAGCACTCTCAGATACTGGATAGAACGTGCAGCTGAGCTTGCCAACGGGAAAGAAGTATATTTTTCCGAATTGGTATTGGGCGGTGAAAATAAATGCTGACTATCCACCCCGAAAAGATTTACATTTCCTCCGCAAATGTTGATATGAGAAAAAGTATAGACGGCTTGTCTGCGATTGTAGAGCAGAATTTCAAACTCAATCAGTTCAGTAACGCAATGTTTGTATTTCACAACAGGCACTGTGACAAGATAAAGATCCTTTACTGGGATAAAGACGGTTTCTGCCTGCTGTATAAAAGAATAGAGCACGGCAAATTCTGCTTTCCGAGAGGTATTACAGCAGATAAATACACAGTAACTCGGGAAGAACTTTCGTGGCTTTTTGACGGCTTGAAAATAGAAGAAATTCATAAATACAATTCACTTAAAAACGCTCGGTAAAACGGGCGTTTTTCTTGTATTTATGCGTTTTTTGCGGTATAATTAAGACAGTAAAAAACTGATTTTGGAGCGTGATTTTTTTGAAAAATATGCCTACATATGAAGAACTTCCGGCACAGAATTCCGCTCTGAAAAAGCAGGTAAAATATCTCGGAAATCAAAATGAAAAAGCACAATCTGAAATTAAAAATCTTACACTTCAGAATAAAGAATTAATCGCAAATTACAACTGGATTCTGGAACAGCTGAAATTAAGCAAGAAGAAAATTTATGGTTCTTCAGCCGAGAAGATAGCCGAGGATTACGGACAGCTTAATCTCTTTAATGAAGCTGAGCTTGAAAGACAGCCGCTTTGATTTAGACTGTGATTTCAATTATCACTTAATACAAAGATATGCAAAAATGTGTCGTGAAAACGAGCCTGTCGCAGAATCCTTTGTGTATTACATATCTGATGTCTTTGACGAAAGCGATAATATGAGTGACAGCGAGCTTCGCAGAAAAATGAATTACGGCTACAAACAAGTGCTTGATATGCTTTCAGGCAATATTTATTGAATTTGACACTTTCCTTCGGAGTCAAGGTGTGCTTTATTTGACGGTTACATAGATTCAATAATATTCAGAGATTTATGCGAAAGATGGGTAGACGATTATATTGCAAATAAAAATATCATAGCTTTCGAGAATATGATTTTGATTATGACGATTATACAGACCTTATAAAGCAATCATATAATTACCTAAGAGAAATTATAACATCATATAATTTATCTACTAACGATTTGAATAATTCAAATCCTGCTTTTTTGTTTGATTACGCCAAAATCGTTTCGCTGATTAAAAGTTATGCCACAACAGAAAATTTTCAAGAATATTCAGAAGAATACATATCATCTCTGCTAATTGCAAAATAGTTGGCAGAAATGTATTGCAATACTAAAGCAGAATTTAACGGCACGCTAATATTCCGCCAAGGGTTTGACTCGAAAAATAATATCGTACACGCATATTGTTTTATTGAGAAACTTATTTATTAGAATAGAAAGCAACGATTGATTTAGGGGGATTTAATTATGAGCAATAATGAATTCAAAAAGTATAATAATGAATATATAGAGGGCTTTTTATCGGACAAGGAGCATTTTAACGGTGTACTTTTTCTTTTGCGTGAGCCAAATGCACCTAAGCAAACAGAATTTTGGTTTAAAAAATCTTTAGAAAACAACAGTACACAAAGAAGTTTCACTCTTTACAAAAACAAATTTAATATTTATCTTGGATATTTAGAAGGAAATTATAAATTATCGGGTTCCGCCTATGCTAACATTTGCCCATCAGATGGAGAAAATTATACAAGCAAAAAATATAAAGAACTTAGCAACTCTAATAAATATAGTAAATTTCTTGACATTTTAAATTGTTGTGACGGCAAAGTAAGATATGTTTTTACCTGTAATGATATTTTCAAAGCAATATGTGAAATGAATAACATAGACCCGAACAAAACAGAGTCATCAAATATCATATACAGAAAATCTAATGTCAGAAAAAGGTTTGTAAAAATTAACGGAATAACTATATTTGATATTTATCATCCGTCATATACTAAATATCCTATGAAAGCAAACGAAATATGACCTATGTAATATCTGACCTACACGGTTACTCGATTGAAAAATTAAAAATATTGCTTGAAAAGGCTGGGTTTTGCGAGGATGATTTTCTTTACATACTTGGTGATGTGATTGACCGAAATGGTGATGGTGGCGTTGCGATTTTGCGGTGGCTGCTCTCCCGGCCTAATGTTCAGCTCATTCTCGGAAATCACGAGGCGATGCTTCTTGCTTGTGCATTTTTGTTTGAAGAAATCACGGACGACAGCATTGCTGATTTTGACAGTGAAAAAATAGAAATTCTATCAAATTATCAGCTAAACGGCGGTGATGTTACGCTGAAAGCCCTTGCAGGACTTAACAAAGAATCGCCCGAAACCGTTGCAAATATTCTTGATTATCTGCGTGACTGCCCTTTGTACGAAGCTGTTACGGCAGGTAGTAAGGATTATTTCCTTTGTCACAGTGGCATTGATGATTTTGAAAAGGGCAAAAAAATCAGCGACTATCCTGCCGACGCTTTCATTTGGGCTTGGCTTGATCTTGCTGATGAATATTTTGATGATATTATAACCGTTTTAGGTCATACGCCGACAATGAATTATGGCGAGCAATATCGTAACAAAATAATCAAAACGAGAACTTGGCTCGATATTGATATGGGCGCAGCAGACGGCAAAACCGAGCCTGTCCTCCGCCGCCTTGATGATATGAAAGAGTTTAGAAATTGAATACAAATATTAACACCACGGTAATTTGAAATGCTTCGGCTGTAATTATATCACTATTGGAAATTTAATAATTAATAGTCTTTTCCTTCTATTAATACCGCTCCGTCATCAATTTTGTAATGTTCAGAAACCTCAAGGGTATTTGCAACCCATAAAGCAACATCTCCTGAAGAAATCTCGTTGCTATCATCAAAAGCACCGCATACTGAGTAATTATCATCTCTGTAACAATTAATAGCTTTATGCGTAATATCATCAACCAAGTATGAATATTCTACAGTAATAATTTTACCGTCTTTCCCTTGATATTCTGAATATTTAAAATCAGATGCCCACGTTTTGTTGCGCAGGGAATCAGGAATTTCATAATCAGGAAAGCTGTCAGGATCTGAAAGAATATTCAATAAATCTGAAAAACTGTACTTCGAGCCGGTTTCTCCGTCAGGTAAGCTGTCCAAATATTTGCTTATATTTATGTGTTCAATGCTGTCGCTGATGATTTTTTCTATTCCGTCATATGTTCCTTTGAACAAATCTTCATAGCCCTGTTTGTATTCGTCTGATACCGGCAAAATATCATTTGTAGTATAGTTTGAAATAACTAAATAATCCTGAGAAATATAGTTTTTATATTCCTCCGATTCGTTTGATGATGGACTCCTGCAAATAAGTGAATCTTTATCTGCGGCTACAGATGTCCAACTGTCGGGCGACTCAAATGTAAAGGTTACTAAATCTAATTGGCTGTTTTCCGTGACCATTTTTGTTTCTACATAAGGCTTAATAATGGTATTATTCTGCTGACATCCTACAAGTGAAATCATAAGCACGATGGATATTATTGCTGATAAGATTTTGCTTTTCATTTGTATGCCCCTATTCCTATTATATATTTTAACTGGAAATTATTTGATATTTATTATACTTCTTGTATTGCTTTTTGTAAAGTAATAAAGGTAAGTATATCAGGACTTATGCAAAGTTATGTGGGATATGTTTGTTCTACGAAAGGTGGCATAAGATATGGATATACTTGAAGATTTATATTATGGCAATTTATTCCCTCATGAAAAATGTGCGAAGCTTGACGATGAGGTTAAGGAACTATTGAAACTGCTCAAAAGAAATGAAGAAAAGCTTGAGGCAACCCTGACTGAGGCGCAGAAAGAAACCTTTGAAAAATACAAGGATTGCAATCGTGAAATTTCTGAAATCAGTGAGCGAGAGATATTCCTGAACGACTTTCGGTTGGGTGCAAGGATTATAATTGATGTAGTAAATAATTAAAAATCGGATAGGCAATCAATGGAAAATTGACTGCCTATCCGATTGAGCTTGTAAAATAAAGTGTGTAAGTTAGAAAAATAACTTGCACACTTTTTGCTTTTGGGAAAAAGTGTGCTACAATGAAAGAAAGGACAGAAAAGGAATGAACGAAATGGCAAAGAAAAAGGAAAGCACACCGGGCGAGAACCTCGCAAAGCAGATCATCGAACAGTATCATCCGAAAAGCGTTGCAGATATGCAGGACGCCTTGAAAGACATTTTCGGGCCGATGTTTGAGGCGATGTTGCAAGGTGAAATGAATAGCCACCTCGGATATGAAAGTAACGATCACGGTGCAAAATCAACCGATAACCGTCGCAACGGCTATACCAATAAGAAAGTCAGGACAAGTGCAGGAGAGGTTGAAATTAAAGTGCCTAGTGACAGAACTTCAAGCTTTGAACCGCAGCTTGTGCCAAAGCGGCAAAAGGATGTATCTGAAATAGAGGAAAAGGTGCTGGCTATGTATGCAAGAGGAATGAGCCAGCGAGATATTGCCGAAACTATCGAAGAAATTTACGGTTTTGAAATATCGCACGAAACAGTATCGCAAATAACCGATTGTGTACTTGGTAAACTCGATGATTGGCAAAACAGACCTCTAAAAAGTATGTACACATTTATGTTTGTTGATTGTATGTATGTTACAATCAGAAAAGAATACGAGAGCAAAAATTACGCCGTATATACAATTTTAGGCTATGATATTGACGGACAAAAGGACATTTTAGGCTTGTGGCTTAATGAAAGCGAAAGCAAACACACTTGGATGCAAATATTTGACGAGCTAAAAGGACGAGGTGTGGAGGACGTATTGTTTATCTGTATGGACGGCGTTTCCGGTCTTGAAGACGGTGCAAAAGCGATATTTAAAGATGTTGTCGTGCAGCGTTGTATCGTACATTTAATTCGAAATTCAATTAAATATGTGCCAAGCAAGGACTACAAAAAATTCACACAAAGCATAAAGAAAGTGTACGGAGCACCGAGCTTTACAGCCTCTCGAAAAGCCTTTGAGCAGTTCTGTCAGGAGTGGTCGCAATACCCGGGAGCAGTAGATGTATGGAAGCGAAATTTTAATCATGTAGAGCAGCTTTTCGATTACGGAAGTGCGGTCAGAAAGGTTATGTACACAACAAATGCGGTTGAAAGCATCAATTCGAGCTTTCGCAAGGTCACCAAAAAAGGTGCTTTTCCAAACGAAAATGCATTGCTCAAATTGCTCTATCTCAGAATTACCGAGCTTTACAAAAAATGGAACGGAAGCAAGGTCCAAAACTGAGCAATGGTCAGAAATCAGCTTGCGACAAACGACAAAATTAATGCCCTTATTCAAAAATACGGGCACCTGATTTGCCACCGTTTTATTCTGCCTTTTCACTTCGCTGTGCTCGTTTCAAAGGCAGACTGAAACATATCTATTATCTAAATTTTTATAAAACTTACACACTTCTATTGACAAAGCTTTTCAACATAAAAAACAGCAACCGTATTGCTACTGTTTTTCTTTTTTATGACTTAAAATTTACATTAATTCCGTTTTCACGGCAAAAATGGATAAATTCGATGGCTTTGTAACCATGAATTGTAGCTGCAAATGAAAAATGAAAAAAGTTAAATCTTCCTTCTCTGCGCATATTGTCAAGATAAACTATATTATTTTTTGAATTGTATTGTATGTTTAGTTTTATGTTGTCTTTATATATTTCTCCATTTTCTGCGATAACCGTAATATCGGTTTCCGCTAAAGCCTCTCGGTGGATTCGTCTGCCTCTTATTAATGACCAAATTGCAAACGGTATGAAAATTATGCACATAATAGCAAACGGAATAAAAAATATTAAATTTTCCGTTGCACACATCAAGCCCAAGGCAATAAAAAATACAACTAACCATATTAAAAGAGGTACTGCCTTACGCAATGTGTTTTTATCACTGATTGTTTGAGGTGTTACAGTTACCTGATATATTTTCATATGTTCTCCTTGAGTGATATGTTGTCATATATTTGCTTGCTGATAGAATATAAATATTCTCCCGAAGTTACCCTTGTTTGGGGATAATATCGTGTTCCGTTGTCGCTTACGAGTTTCATATGCAGTTTTTTCATAACATTTTCGGACGCAACATTTTTTGAATCACAATGTGTGGTAATTTTTTCAACTTTTAAAGTGTTAAAAGCATATTCAACTAAAGCATTGGCGGCTTCGGTCGCAAAACCTTTGTTTCTGTACATTTTATGTATTGTCCATCCGATTTCGCATGATTTACGATCTTTGCTGTATCCCAAATTTATACCACCAATTATTGTTTCGTTAAAGATTATTACATATTCTCTGTCATCAGGTTCAATTTTGTTCCATTCGTTTACTGCATACTCAACAAATCTTATGGTTTCCTCTAAGCTTTCATTTGGCAGGAACATCATCATTGTTATACCCTTATCGCTTGCGTATTTATGAATTTCATATACATCTTCAAGCTCTATCGGTCTTATTGTTAATCTTTTAGTTGTAATAATATTGTTCATTTCCACCTCTGCAATTACATTTTATCATTTTGGTGGCGCTTTCCGCCCCCACTTTATGATTTTGACGGCGCTTTTTGCCCCCACTTTTTATATTCTGATTTCATTGTAATCTTGTTTAGATTCCAGATTTCAAAAAACGGGGGCACAAAATGGAGCCACTTTCACTATTTGGGGGCGCTTTCTGCCCCCCACTCAAGATATGTTGCTAAAATACTGTTTAGCTTTACCATACATACAAACTTGAAGTTATCATACTGCCTTTATTATTTTCTCTACATCTTTTTTTCTTGATAGCCATATAACTTTATCATCATATCTATCTAAAATACTTCTTATTTCTTTCAGATTTTTATTCTGAAAAGTTTTAGTCCATTTCAAAAGGTTATAGACCGATTTCAAAGTTTCTCTTTTTCCTTTTTGTATTCCCAATTTTCTTTTTATAGAGCGCATAATAATTCTACTTTTATATAAATAACCAGGCATATCTAAAACATATATTTTATCAGCTTCATCAAAACTTTGCTGTACCCAGGCATAATATACCCCCTCAATTATCCACTCATCATTATTATATAATATTTCTTGTAATAACGCTTTTCGTTCATCAAGCGTTCTCTTTTTGCCATATTCTTTGGCGTTATTATCCCATTGAATATCATCTAAGTCGAAATGGGAAATATTATACTTTTTTGAAAGTGCATTTGCTAAATAGGTTTTTCCAGAACCACTGCAACCAATAATATGTATTTTCATAAGTCAGTATTCTCCTTTATTAAACTCCTTTTATTTCTGCTGAATCATCTTAAAATGCTCCAATGCCTCCACAATTGCTCTCTCTTTATCTTCCGGACACTGTGGTTGCCTACTGTCTTCATTTTTAGGTAAATTATAATTCTTTCCAACCTCAATTCCGCATTTCTTCTTTATCTGTGATATATACAGATTAGAAACCTTCATTCCGGCATTATGTTCAGACACATACTTCTTTATCTCATCATATGTTGCCTTAGTCTCTGCTGATGTTATATCCATATCATCAAGTTCAATCGTAACATTAATGTAATCATCTGGCTTTTGTTTTAGTTGGGACAAAAGAACAACCGTCTCCACATGGCACGATACCGGCTAATTGATGTTTGCAAGGGTGTCTGTTTACGGAAACATAGCATATCAATACGGGAACAAGTCCACTTTAATTGATATTGTAAAAGTCCTTTTGCTTACCTACGCTTTTTAGAAAATTAGCATAAAATTTATGCTTTAAAATTACAAAAGGGTAGGGTAGAGGCGATATGTAATTGCTTTTGCAAATAATATCATATAACTTCTGAAATTAAATCTCTTTGTTTCACTTTATGAAACAGGGAGATTTAACATTTTATGATACATTTGTGGAAAACTCTTCTGGCTTAACCGTACAGTCAAAACACTTGAGTTGCTGAATTTCATTGTGTCGACCTTGCATCAGGACAACATTTCTTAGCGTTTTCTTCTAATATCAACATGTACTTATCAAAGTTTGACATAAATAACCTATTTTGAGCAAAAAGTTTGGCATCACGAGTCCTCTAACGTGAACCTTCAGTTTGAACTATCTGGAAATTCCAGATAGTTGTATCTTCCCCGATTTCAGAATCAGAATATGTCTTATTTATATGTTAATTGATTGTACGAACATCCACATCGTACAATGTAGTTATCGTCTTTCGTGTCAGTCATATATTCTTATCCTCGTAGCGCATTCAAGACTATATTGCTTGTTACCAGCAAAGGCAACATATGTTATATATTCCGCTTTGCTGGAACGGATGGTTATTGCAGCTTTTTTAAAGAAATAGGATTTCCTTCTTACTTTGTTACAATATCAAGCAGCGACTTATAGCTATCTACTACATCGTAAACAACCTCGTCATTGCTGATGGCCTTAAAGTGTTCTCTTGCACAGTGAATCTTTGATTCTTCGATTAAACGAAGTTGCATTGAATTCATAGAACCCTTTGTCTCTGCAACAAAGTAAATGTGTTTAACAGTTCCTTCATAGAATGCGATTGCCCAGTCAGGATTGTAATGTCCAACCGGTGTTGAAATATAGAATCCATCTGGTAATTTAACATACACTGCTACGTTTGTATTTGTATCCAATTCTGTTGCAAAAGCCTGCTCATTAGATGAATCATACACGATATGGTCATATAAATGTTTATTTGCTTTCATCGCATTCACGCCTAAGCGCCCTCTGATTGTCGGGTCAGTGAATACATCTGTGCCATACTTATCATCCATAACGTCGTATGTGATATGTTCAATAATGGCTGTTGCCTTCTCATCATTAATAAGTGCTGCTGTCTTTATGATGAATTCTTCCGGATTGTTTTTAAACTGATTGAATGTTGCAGGCTGGATTCCTTGCAGAATCTGAATGACAGCTTTTCTTGTAAGTCCGGTTTCATCTACAAGCTTTCCTATCAAATCATATTTGACATTGCTGCTTGCGGCTATGGTATTTCCATAACTTGCAGATTCTTCCTTAACGAAAGATGCTCCGCTTACAAGTTCTTCTTTTGATTTAATCTGTTCCATTGCTCCGGTTTCAACCTTGAAGTAAATCTTTGAAACACGAAGTTTTCTATCTAATGAATCGATAGATTTTCTTATAAGTTCATCAGTATCAAAATCAACAACATAAACTGACTTTGAATTAATCTTGTTCCAAAGTGCCTTAAATTCCGGCATAGCAAGTTTGCTTTCATCAACCTTGAGTTCAACATTGTTACTACGAGCATTTTCAGGCTGCATAGCTCTGCTGTCATAGATAGAATCGATAATTTCTATTACAGATGCAGCGGAATCAGCTACTTCTTCTGCAACCTTCAATTCACCATTTGCTTTATCTTCATAGTACTTATCAGTAAGAACGCCTTTTTTATCAATGTAGCCATTAACAATAAGGTCAAAGTGAATCGCTCTACCTGTGTCGCCGTCAACAACCTGTTCATTGCCCTTATCGTCCTTGATAACTTTACCTATGAACAATTCTGCAGTAACTGCCTTTGGTCTGTCTGCAACTGCTTCTGCAATTTCATTCTGAAGGCCTTTAGCAAAGCTGTCATAACTTTCACTCGCAATTACAGTAAGAACATTTACATTGTGAACATCATTACCAAGTACATTTGTATCCATACGTTCACCGTCCTGATTTACGCAGAGACGGAGACCACGTCCTACTTCCTGACGCTTACGAACATCACTGCTGCTCTGCTTCAAAGTACAAATCTGGAATACATTAGGGTTATCCCATCCTTCACGAAGTGCAGAGTGTGAGAAGATAAAACGTACAGGCGACTTCTTAGGATTTCTATCAAGAAGAAGCTCTTTATTTTTCATAATAAGGTCGTATGCATCAACGTCGTCGGTTGTTGTTTCTTTACGTGCAACCTTACTATCAATCATATTTCCTTTCTTATCAATAGAGAAATAACCGGCATGAGTTTTTTCTGCAGGGATTGCAGAAAGGTACTTTAAGTAGTCATTTTCACCAATACCTATCTGCAGGTTATTTATAATATCGTTGTATTCCTCTTCAAACATATCAGCATAGATACCGTTCATCGGTTCGCCAGCTGCATCGTACTGCTTGTACTTAGCGACCTCATCAATGAAGAACAGTGAAAGGACTTTGATGCCTTTGTAGAACAGTTCTCTTTCTCTCTGAATATGAGAAAGAATTGTCTCTCTAATCTGGATACGGCGAAGTTGGTCTTCTGAGACCTTACCGATTACATCACCTGCATAAAACTTAATACCGTTGATAAATTCAACAGAGTCGTCACGTCCATCAATTCTGGATATAACAAATCCCTGTTTGTACTCTTCCATCTGACCTGAATTGTCGTAAAGGTTATATCCTTCTGAAACAGTACGAGTAATCTTTCTGATGCCGGTTGCACCTTTGAAATCAAATTGTAACGTTGCAGTCGGAGCAGCTTTTGAAAGGTTGATACTCTCAAGATAAACATAACTTTCAGTCGCTGTACTACCGGATTCAGTGATACCTTTAACAGCAATCTTTTTAACAAGATGCTTGTTGTAGGCTTCCATAGCATCCAAGCGGTAAATCATATTGTATATACTATCTGACTTATGAGTTGCAGAATAACGAAGGGTAATTAAAGGATTAAACTGCTTTAAGTTTTTCTTTGTCTGCTTACCTTCTACAGACTGTGGCTCATCAATAATCATAATAGGATTTGTTTTTGCAATAATATCAATTGGACGACGTGAGCGGAACTCATCCAATTTCATGTAAATTCGTCTTGCATCCTTACCCTTAGCATTGAATGCCTGAGAATTGATAATCATAACGTTGATAGAATTATCTGATGCAAAACGGTCTATCTCAGTAAGCTGTTTAGAATTGTAGATAAAGAAACGAATCTTCTTTCCATATTCTTCAGCAAAGTGCTCCTGCGTTACCTGAAATGACTTATATACACCTTCACGGATAGCGATGCTTGGTACAACAACGATAAACTTACTCCATCCATAAGCACGGTTAAGTTCATACATCGTCTTGATGTATGTATATGTCTTACCTACACCGGTTTCCATCTCAATTGTCAGATTATATCTGCCTTCCAACTTTGTAGAAGGCGTAATCTGATTTGCTCTCTGAATTGTGTTTATATGTTCCAGAATCAATCTATCATTTAATTCAGGTACAATTTTGTGGTTACTCCAGCCGGTATAGTCAAGTTCTTCTGTTGCTGATTGTTGATAAGTACCACTACCTCTATCCATCATATATGATGGGGTTAGATAAGGTTGTCCTGCAAACACATCAACAACTGCTTTTGCTGCATCTGCTTGGAACTTCTGATGCTTAAATTGCAGTTTCATAGTGGTCTCCTTAAATTACTTTTACTCTTGTATCAGGTGCCATCAACTTAAATATTTCACCAACATTAATTTTGGATGGACTATCAGCAAAACTACTATCACGAAATACTGCACGAAGTGGCTGTCTTTTTGCGATTTCCTTAATTACATTATCAGGAACATTCTCATCGAAGCAGGCAATAAGGTCACCATCGTTATAATTATGAACAGTGAATCCATCAATCTTCTCTGAGCTATATGGAAGCGATAACGGAAGTCCCCATTCAAGGAGGCAACCAAATAACAAGTCAAGTTCTGTTCTGTCTGCCTTAACATTGGATTCAAGCATTGCAAGCATTCCTTGCGAATAATCGTTCGGGGAATAATAAACATCTGTCATGTTTGTTTCATCGAGTTTCAGCACTCTGAAACCTGTATCAAGGTCTGTTGCGTTCGGGTTCTCTTCTTTGATTTTTGCCCCAGCTCTGCGGATTCTTTCCTTGCCGATTTCACAAATGGTATGTTCCTTTTTTACACTATCCAAAAACTCAATGCCAACTTGCAATGTTCTCACAGCATCCTTTTGGGCCGACTCAAGACTTTTGTCCAAGTCTTCTGCTATTTGAACTAAAATGTATTTCACTTTCATATTATTATGAACATTCGCTTCAAATACAGCATGCGCAGTAGTTGCACTTCCTGAAAAGAAATCAAGTATTGTATCTCCATCACTCATAAAACGAATAATAAAATCCTTCAACATCGATACTGGTTTAGGAGAACTAAATGGAGATTCATCGAGTTCAAATAAATTTGCCAAATCAGTAGATGCCGCACCTTGTGTTCCGTAATGACAGGTTGTTTGTGGTGATTCCACACTTCGCTCTTTTACAATTTTAATTTTTCCTGTTGAGTTAAAATAGAACTCAACAATTTTCTGACCTTGTGAATCAACCAGCGAATCCCTATCGCCGTAAAAAAATTGTTTCATCTGATTTGCCTGTGTGAACCCAGCTTTTAAAGTTACATCTTCCAAAGTCTTTCCATTTTTTGCGATTAACTTTCCTTTTATCACCTCAACTTTTTCAGTACCTCCATATGTCCCCTCAAGAATTGTGCCATCAGGTGCATCAAACCTCGTTCCAGCTGGAAAAGTAAATTCCGAAGCTGGGTGTCTCCCAGAAACTTTTTTCATAGCACCAGCTTCAAATAAATCATGCTCTATAGATTTAGGCGTTTTTATGTTCATTATATCCTTGCAATACACCAAAATGTATTCATGATATACTTTAAAAATCCCTGCTTGTGCACTATGATTTTTATCCCATATCAAAGTTGCCAAAAAATTGGTCTCACCAAAAATTTCGTTGCATATATCTTTAAGGCTACTAATTTCGTTATCATTTATACTAATAAAAATAACTCCATCTGGCGTTAATAGATTTCTAGAAAGCAACAATCTGGAATATATCATAGAATCCCAATCTGAATGAAATCTTCCATTACTATCTGTATTCTTAAATAATCTATATCCATCGTAATCATACTCACCAATTTCTTCAGAATAATCAGAACTTGAAATCTTAAAATCGTCATTATAGATAAAATCATTTCCTGTATTGTATGGGGGGTCAATATAAATCATTTTAATAGAACCAAGATAGCTCTCCTGAAGAAGTTTTAGAACCTCAAGGTTATCACCTTCAATATAAAGATTTTCTGTACTATCCCAATTCAAGCTTTCTTTAGGACAAGGACGTAAAGTTTTTCTTATAGGCTTATTCGCTTCAATAATGGCTGCTTTTTTACCAACCCATGTGAACTCATAAGATTCATCACCATCAACAACTTCATCAGAGAGCATCTGTTTCAGCATTTCAAAGTTTATTGCTTTTTTCAGCTTACCGTTTTCATCGGCTGTTTCTGTGATGCAGTTCGGGAACATCGCACCGATTTTTTCTATATTCTGAGCAGTCAAATCTACCGATTCCATTCTCATTTTGTCCATTACATCGCCTCCAATTCTTTCTTGAGCTTCTTTAGCTCAGTATTCATTTGCATCTGTTTATTAAGCTGTTTTTCTTTGCGGATTTTCGCTTGCAGGTTTGTTATTTGCTTTTGTAAAGCTTGTTTCTGTTCATCTCGTGCAACAGACTCTTTCAGACTTTCACCGGCAGCTTCAGTTTTTAACTTATCTCCGGCTATCTGACGCACAAAGTTTTCATATACCGCATCAACATTCAAACCTTCAAGCTTTAATGGCAGCTCATCCTCAACTAACCATTCTGTATGGTAATATCCGTTTACTTTAAAAGCCATATTACCAGACGCTGCAGCTTCCTTATATCCAATCCATGCTTGGTATTTTCCTTGATACTCAAGTAAGAACAGGATGTGATATGGGATTTCCTTATCAATTTGTCTTAACAAGCTATCATCAAGTACCGGACTGTTTAATCTAACCTCAAACACCTCCAGTTCCATTACATAGGTTCCGGCTGCAAGGTTAGTAGTAGAAGCTGCTATCTTGTTTCTCCAATAGATAATCTTAACCTGCTCAACAAATATTTTCTTTAACGCAGGGGAGATATCCATATTTTCATAGAATTTTTGTTTCGGAATCCTTTTGTTGAATTCCGTTGTTTTCGGCAATCCTATCATTGTTCGCCCTCCGTCTACTTAACAACCAAGAAGCAGATAAGTTCAAAGTCATCAAGTCCTGATACTGCTGACATCAGTGCTGATGTACCGCCAGCAGAGAACAGACTGTCAATATCACTTTCTTCCTTACAGTCAATGATTGAGTTGATTGCTTCGCTGAGAAGCTCTGACATCTCAGTCATATCTCTACCGTCATCTGTTTCCTCGTTAAACTTGCGGCACAGCTCCTTGATAGGTTCTTTCTTTCCTCTGCAAAGAAGTCTGATATCATCCAGCATCTTCTTTGGATTCAAATAGTCACATATGATTTCGCCATCAATTCCAATATAAACCATATAGAACGGATGGATTCTGTTTTGGTTATCTATGTTTACACTGTTATTTATATTTTTCAGAATGAAGATAACACCTTCAGGAAGTTCGTCCGTAGCAGGTACAACAGCATGTAGTCCCTTAGGCTTTTTATCTAAGTCGCCATGATATTTTACATATTCAAGAAGGTCTAATCTAAATTCGTTCAGACCTAAATCCATGATGGAAATACCACTGGACATATCTTCAATATCGACAACTTCTTCCTGCAAACGTTTCAGCTGCTGCTTACGATATTCAAGGTCGCCCTTTTCTTCCAGATTGATAAGGTCATCATCGCCTGTAGAAGTCATAACCGAAATCTTCATTCTTGTTTCTACTCGGCCCTTAAGATTGATGTATTCATCCAAGTTCATATCCGGCCAAAAATTCACCAGCTGAATATACGCATTCCTGCTGCCGATACGGTCAATACGGCCAAATCTCTGAATAATACGCACCGGATTCCAGTGAATATCATAGTTTATAAGGTAATCGCAGTCCTGAAGGTTCTGTCCTTCGGAAATACAGTCTGTAGCAATCAACACATCGATTTCAGTTTTACTTCCGGGCATTAACACATCTTTGCCTTTTGAAATTGGTGAGAAGCATGTAAGCACGTTATTGAGGGTAGCTCTGAATCCTTTGATGGTAGTTTTGCCATCAATAGAACCTGTAATAACCGCTGTATCCAAGCCATACTGCTTTTTGATATATGTACTGACGTTGTCATAAAGGTACTCTGCTGTGTCTGAGAAAGCTGAGAAAATCAAAACTTTCTTGTTTCCCGGATTGATTGGATTCCTGATTTTTTCGGATACTAGTTTCAATAATTCCTGAAGCTTGCAGTCATGCTCCGGAGTTATATCTGCAACCATTAAAGTCAGTAATTCAAGGACATCTGCATCTGCCTTTAATTCTGTGCGCCATGACTTATAATCCATATCAGCCAGCTCGATTTTTATTTTCTTGCCGACTGTGAAATACTCGGTGTTGTTGTCGTCAATATCCCACTCAGAGTCGCTGGCTTCATACATGTCAATATCTGCCTTGCCGTATTTCTCAAAGCGGTTGATAGCATCAATCGTGCTGTCAATAAGCGCTTTGATTCTCTGAAGTGTCAGCTGGAAAGAATTTACCGAGCTTTCCAAACGTTTTAAGAGATTGATGCTCATTAATCTTCTGATACCTTCTTCACGACCGGTCTGTGTCAGGTTATCACCCTTGTTATGAGTAAGGTCGATATACTTCTGCATCTTGCTTGGAAATATGTAGTTCGAAGGCGTATAGATGCAGAGGGATAAAGTCATCAGCTGCTCATATATCTGATTGTAGTTTATGGCATCATTCAAATCCGTAAGCTTCGGACGCAGCGATACGGGCTTTCTTCTTTCAGGGAACTTTCCAATCTCAGCGGTATCGTAATATTTCTCGATATGTTTTCTTGAACGAGCAATCGTAACACTATCGAGCAATTCAAAGAAATCAAAGTCAAGTGTTCTAAGAAGCGCATCTGTTGTTCTGTTTTCAGGTTCTAGCTTGCTCCATGTATTGAAGGCTCTCTGTGCCTGTTTGAAGATTTCTTCAATTGTCTTTGTTGTGTTCAGCTGCTTATTCATGTTTTCAGAATCACCTTCATAGGCGATAGCAAGCTGGTTCTTCAAATCAACGAATCTATTATTTACAGGAGTTGCAGACAACATCAAAACTTTAGTCTTAACACCGGCTCTGATGATTTTATCCATTAACTTCACATAGCGGTTCTCACGAGTATTTGCATGGGTGCCTGCACCATTACGGAAGTTATGAGATTCATCAATTACAACAAGGTCATAATTACCCCAATTCAATCTATCTAAATCCAGACCATTAGAGAAACCATGTGTTCTTGATAAATCAGTATGGAATAATACATCGTAATTTAGCCTATCCGCAGCAATCGGATTATTTACATAGTTATCTTTATAAGTGTTCCAGTTTTCTGCCAGTTTCTTAGGGCAAAGAACAAGAACACTTTTGTTTCTGTTCTCATAATATTTCACTACTGCAAGTGCGGTGAATGTTTTACCAAGACCTACGCTATCAGCCAGAATGCATCCGTTATATCGTTCCAATTTATTAATGATGGCTAATACAGCATCTTTCTGGAAATCGTATAACAGATTCCAAATCTTACTCTGTTTAAATCCAGTGGCCTCGTTAGGTAATTCATCCTCTGAAATATCATCAAGGAATTCACTAAACACATGATATAGTGTCATGAAGTAAATAAACTCCGGTGAATTCTCATTATATGCTGTTTTTATATTTTCAACCACAATAGCAGTAACATCCTGCAACTTATCCTTGTCATTCCATAAATTCTCGAAAAGTTGAAGATATGAGGTAGAGAATGGTGCTTCAAAACGGTTTATCATGTTATAGCTGTTATTACCGCGCTCGCATCCAATATCAACAGTAGTAAAACCATTTATAGGCATATAAGCTACCTGCTGTTGTTTATTCTCAACTGTGATAAAACCTCCCATATTCTCACCAGTAGTATTGGATTTAAAGATTGCTTTGCGTTTTATCCAGTCAGCACACTCTTTTGCTATTGCCTTCTGGGTCATTTCATTTCTAAGTTTAATTTCAAATTCCGTACCATAAAGACTACTCTCACGGTTTAGTCTTGGAATATAAAATTCACGTTTTTGCTTTTCTGCTTTCTCTGTAACGAATGTTGGAGAAGTAAAAATAAAACGACATTCATCCACTGACTCCAGCTGCTTCTTTAATTCTTTGTAGGCATACATGGAAAAGCAAGCTGCAGCAATAGAAACCTTGCTGCCCCTATTGATAGTAGATGCCATATCGTCACGGACTATCTCCGTAACGTTATCAAATACTTTCACTTCCATCAATTCCATCTCCTTGACTCGGCATGACTAATCATGCTCATTTTTTCTTGATTCTTTGTCTATTATATATTGCATCAATACATGTCCTATAATCAGGACTTAGTACCATTCTTTTCGCTCTTTACTACTGGAATTCGCTCTATAATATCTTCTATGTTGCAATCCAATGCTTCACGGGTTCTTAAAAAAGCACCTCTGTTGTGACATTCTCATTCCGTCCCATTTTTGCAATGGATGCTGGACTAACATCACTCATTTTTGAAGCTGACGTTTCTTCAAATTTCTATCTATCAGCAACTTCCAGATTGGATTAAAACTGAAATGAGTCTTTAATTCTTTTTCCTCTTTCTCCTTACTCATTTTCTTTCTCCTTGTTCCATGCCCAACCAAATAGTTCTTGCCCATTAGCTTCAAGTTGTATAACTTTACATTTTTCTATTGTAGGTCGAATCTCTTCTGCATAAAATTCGTAGGACCTGAAAGAAACAAACGCTTGCTTTTTCTGATTCTTTACTGAATCGTAGTATTTAATCAGCTCTGTAAGTATCGGTTTCTCTACCGGGTCCATTAAATCTGCGTCATGAATAACAAACGGAATATCGGAAACTTCCATATTTGCCAAATCAAATGTAATTAAACCTCTTTGACCTGCACCGCTTCCATCATCACCTTTTGTATCAAATGAATAGGAACTTATCTTTTCTAAATGAAGCGCAGGTGAAATCAATTTCTTATCACGCACAATTTGTGTAGTGATTTCTTTCATCTTATTATTGACAATGTCTTGAATTTCAGAAAGCTGTTTAACGATGATTTCATCTCTTGCATTTGCATAGTCCTTTGCAGTTTTCTTCAGTCCATTAAATGTTTTATAATTCTCATTCGCAGCCTGAAGGTTGTTAAGTTCAGTTGTGATACGTGCATATTCCTTCAACACAGCCTGTGTAACATTCGGGATATTCTTTATTTTCGCAATCTGCTCTTTTATCTTTGCAATTTCATTTCCAAGCATTATATACGTAGTTGCTAAGTCAGCTTCGCTTTCCTTAAACTCATCCTGAAGCACCTTCGATAATACCTGATGGAATTTTTCAATTTCTGCTATGGTCTTGAATTCTACTCCAGGAAAGAATTTTTCTAAATCAGAGTAAGATCTCTTGAACGTTTTCTTTCCCTCCACCATTTCCCTCCTTAGCGAATTAAGCTGGGTTTGTACTCTGGCCCTTTGTCTGTTATAACTAATCAAATTACTGTTCAATTCACTTAATTGCTGTGCTTGCATACTGCTAAGATCAAGCAATCCCTTGCTGCTATTCTCAGCTAATTCATTTTCTTTAATCTGAAGCTCGGCGATTTTTGTTTTATTAGCCTTATATTCTTTGTTACTGCTGGCCATTCTAATATGATTAAATGATACGGATTTTCTAAAAGCTTCCTTCTCATCTTCAGCAACCTTTGCTTGATTTATTTGTTTTTCAACAATAGCATATCTTTCAAATTGCTTTAGATATCTCTTGATATCATCTGTTTGCCTGCCATCCTTTGCCTCTTGTAATGGCCTTGAAGCATCCATTGTGTCACGACCATGAATTCTAATATGTTTGGACATCAATCCACGCCATGTTAATTCTTCAAATTGCATTCCATACATCTTTCCAAGAAACGCTGTATACTCATCAATCGTCATTGAATTTTCGCCTTCCAAAGGAATATATTGTCTATTACATTTTATTACTTTATTGTATTTAACGGTGTTTCTCATAAAGGAATATTCAACACCTTCAAATCTTAAGGTGAAGCATATATTATGTTCTTTCACATTATCTTGAACTGCTGTGCATTTGGCTATGTAATCTTTTCCACCAAACACAAAATCAATTATCATAAGCAGTGTTGATTTTCCGATAGAATTCGACCTATCTTCATCACCAATAACAGCATTCAATCCTTCATGGAATGTTATTGGTGGACGCACTTCACCATTTTTACCGCCAGTTTTAAATTTGTCACAATATATTTCAACCAACATAATGAAGCACCTTCCCTACAAGTTCTATTTTATTTAATGCATAAAGGCTATCAAGGATTTCTAAAAATTCTTGTATTCCTGATACCTTTTTCTTCGTTTTTTTATATAAATCTGAAGCCATCATGTCTTTCTTTTCCAGCTGTTTCAAAATAACCGGAAATAACGCAAGACTGCTTTCTTTATATGAAGTTACTTTACTTGGAAATTTCATTCTTATAAAACACCTCACAGTTCTGAATGAAGAAGCAAACCACAATCATGCATGCCATCTTTCCCTTGGCTGCTCCCTTAAATGATTTATTGTATATCCATTCGGTCAGATTATAAATAACTTCTTCTTGCGACATCCCTGTTCTTTCTAACTTTCGAGAAATCAACTTAATTTCACCAGCAATATCATCAAAAGCATCCGTTATGTCTGAAAAAACACCTTCAATATAGCAGTAATATTGAACAACATGATTTTTCACTTCATTCTGAAGCAGGACGTTCTCAATTTTCTCATCAATTCTTAAAGCTTCATACTCCAATTTTGGAAGGTTATCAGAAGCCTTAAGTGAAACCAGTCTGTCAATAACGGTTCTAATTTCTTCTTCTAAATCAATTCTATTGATTTCGTTGACAGCCTTATATCGCTTACTACTCAATTGTTTTATTTCACAGAGATTTTTATATTCTTCAACTGTCGGTTTTAACAAATATTCTTCCGATGCTTCTGAACTTAATGCTATCAAGTTTGTCGGAGAATCTAAATTCTTAGGTTTGGCACGCACTGCATCAAACTCATTTGCTAAATCCTGCGGTAATCCATCAGGAAAAATCCGAGTGATTTCATATTTCTTTTTAGGTATTCCCTTAACTCTTTCTACGAGTTTTACGTGCTTAATCGGGCATTCGTAATTTACTTCAGCCAGTAGCGGTGCGTCCTGATATTCAACAGTATCCGATGATTTTTTATTGTTTCTTTGAATCACATACATAAAAACACTATAAAGAAAATATGCATCGTCCTTTAAATTAAATATATTTTGAAATTGTTCCTTTTTCCTCTGAGCAATTTCGGTATCCTGAACTACCACATTCATCAGTTTCTGAATCACATCATCTTTTGTATATGGATTCAAATCTGCCATAACTTCTTTTTCAAAATACTCTTTAACGCCTAATGCAATATCACTCTTTAATGCGGCTTGCTTGATGTCGTCTGGGACCGGGTCTTTCCGGCTTACCAGACGACTTATTTTTTTTTGAATCCAAATTTGTTGTGCACAGCGAATCTTCCAGCATCGTTACTGATTCAAGCAAAAATCTACCCGCACTTTCCTGTTTGTCATGTGTCATTAGTCCAGTCTGCATTATTTGGATGAATGATGACATATTCAATTCGTTCATTAGCGACGGCCTCCTCGTTATGCTCTCGGTAAAAACGTGGCAAAACAGTGGCAAAACGGTGGCAAGTACTTTTTTAGCCATATTTTCTATACTTGAATTGTGGTTTGAGAGAGCAGATTTTGCAAAATCAATTTTCAATATTATATCACACTATCAAACATATTTCTATGTTTTTTGATGAATATTTATGTTTTTACATAGTTTTTTTGTTAAAAAACGAGAAATACATGCGAAACGAATATGGGAAGGAAACAGAAATAACGTCCCGGACAAGACGTTAAACTGTCTGACCTAACCGTCAACTCACCTCCTGTGGTCACGGGGTGCGTTCGCAGTTGATGGGAGGGTCTCACATTTAAATAAATAGAGTGCCAGCTGCGAACGGCTGGTCACCAGAAACAAAGCGGAGCAGTCCGCATGAGGTGACCAACTATGTATAAGAAAACTGGCAGCCATGCTTCTTTACTCCGCTTGGAAATTCAAGCCAACGGAGGTAAAAAACATGGCAAACAACGACAACAAAGGTAAGAGGTATTATTATCCACTGCGCAAGGCGAAAAAACCGCACGAGGTATCGCTTGTTGAAATTACAGAGGCTCAGTACAGAGCATTGTATCCGGAAATATGGGCTACTCAGAAGCGTGAACAGTATCATCACCGCTGCATGTGCCCTAAGAAATACATATGGAAATGTGATGCTAATTGTGATTTGTGTGAGTACAGTGCAGCAGGAGACAGGCTTTCGTTAGATGTTACGACAGAGGACGGTAATGCAAATATGTATGATGCTATTCCAGATAGGGAGCCCACTATGGAAGATGTTATTTCTGATGCAATTCTTCTTAAAGAACTGATTGAAAGGTTTCGTGAACTTGATCCTGATGCGGACCTTATCATCGAGATGTTTAAAGAGGAACTCTCTGACCGCAAGATTGCAGAACGCTTAGGTCGCAAGCAGAGAACCTTTGCTGATCAGATGAAAAGAATCAGAAAAGAGCTTCATAAGCTGATTGATTGATAATTCAGAAATATCTCGCCATTTTGAAATGTAAAAATATTTTTAAATTTTTCAAAAATATTCCGCTCAAAGCCACCACTCATCTCCAGTGGTAAGTGTAAGGCACAAAAAACAGACCTTACAACTAATTCAGACTGGAGGTGACAACGGTGAGAAAACACTACTTTGATTCGGGTGGTAACGACCGAGAACTGATTTCGGTACTTACAGCAATTTCTGATGTATCCGCAAGAATGGCGAGAAACATGGCGATTATTGAACAGCAAAGAATGTTAGAAAAAGGAGATTATTGCAATGAGCAAAATGAGCGATATGGCGATGACTATCAAAGAGCTTCGCAATGCAGCAGCTGCAATTAACGAGGCGGCTGATTGGTTGGCAGAGCAGTTTAGTGACTCTATTGTCGAGGCATCTAATAGTGCAGAAAAGAAACCGGAGCTGAAGCTTGAAAATGTGCGAGCAGTTTTAGCAGAAAAGTCCCGTGTAGGATTTACTGCAGATGTCCGTACATTGCTTGAGAAATACGGAGCAAAAAGGTTATCGGAAGTTGACTCTAAATATTATGAAGCCTTATTAAAGGATGCGGAGGTACTTGGCAATGCCACCTAACGGACATGCACTATTATCCGCATCAGCAGCATATCGGTGGTTGAAATGTCCGCCTTCTGCAAGGCTTTGTGAAAGTTACGATGATAAGGGCAGTGACTATGCTGCACAAGGAACTGACGCTCACGAGCTTTGTGAGTACAAATTGAAGAAGGCACTGGGCTTGAAGGCTATGAATCCGACCAAGCGTTTAGCTTGGTACAGCGAGGAAATGGAGAATTGTGCCAATAGCTATGTGGCCTACATTCTTGAAGTGGTAGAGGCCGCCAAAGAAAGCTGTTCTGACCCGAAGGTATTGATTGAACAGAGAGTAGATTTCTCCCGCTGGGTTGAACAGGGATTTGGCACCGCCGACTGCATTATCATTGCCGACGGAACATTGAGAATATGCGATTACAAGCACGGCATCGGTGTTCTGGTATCGGCCGATGATAATCCGCAGATGAAGTGCTATGCACTCGGTGCATTGGAACTCTTTGATGATATTTACGATATTGACAATGTCAGTATGACAATTTACCAGCCAAGGCGAGAGAATATTTCCACCTTTGAAATTGCTAAGGACAAGCTGTATAAATGGGCTGATGAAGTGTTGAAGCCTACCGCAGACCTTGCCTTTGCCGGTGAAGGAAATTTCCTTTGCGGAGAATGGTGTGGATTCTGCAAAGCAAAATATGAATGCCGTGCCAGAGCAGAAGCAAACCTTATGCTTGCTAAGTACGATTTTAAGCTTCCGCCACTTTTGGAAGATACAGAAATCGAGGCTATCTTATCTCGTGTTGATGAGCTCGTAGCGTGGGTATCTGATATTAAGGAATACGCTCTGCAGCAGGCAATCAGCGGTAAAAAATGGAACGGCTGGAAGTTAGTTGAAGGTCGTGCCAACCGCAAATATTCAAATGAAGAAGCCGTGATTCAGGCAGTTACGAACGCAGGATTTATCCCTTACGAAAAGAAACTTCTCGGTATAACTGCAATGCAGAAGCTTCTTGGCAAAACTCGCTTTGATGAACTTCTTGCAGGCTACATTGAAAAGCCACAAGGCAAACCTACTCTTGTGCCGGAGAGCGATAAACGTCCGGCTATGAACAACGCAAAATCTGATTTTATGGAGGAAAATTAAATGAACAAGATTATGAAATTAACTAATCCTATGAAGGTAATCACTGGCCCTAACACTCGTTGGTCTTACGCTAATGTATGGGAGCCAAAATCAATTAACGGTGGTACACCAAAGTACAGTGTATCTCTCATTATTCCAAAGTCTGATACAAAGACTATTGCAAAGATTGAAGCTGCAATCAAGGCTGCTTACAAGGAAGGTGAGGCAAAGCTCAAGGGCAACGGCAGAAGTGTGCCGGCGCTCTCTGCTATCAAAACACCACTGCGTGACGGAGATATGGAAAGACCTGATGACGCGGCATATGCTAATTCCTATTTTGTAAATGCCAACGCTACCTCCGCTCCTGGAATTGTTGATGCGGATTGCAACCCGATTCTTACACGTTCTGAGGTTTATTCCGGTGTGTACGGCCGTGCAAGTATCAGTTTTTATGCTTTCAATAGCTCTGGCAACAAGGGCATTGCTTGTGGACTTAATAATCTTCAGAAGCTTCGTGACGGTGAACCGCTTGGAGGCAAGGCATCTGCTGAATCTGATTTTGCATCTGATGAAGATGATGATTTTCTTAACTAAAGGAGAACGCATATGAGTGAGCTTGAAAGATTATTGCTTGTAATCTGCATTAGTGCTTACACAGGAATCTTTATCGGCAACGTGGTTATTATGATAAAGAGCTTTGTGTGTAGGCATAGGGCAAATAAGCACAAGAAAAATTCAGACGGAAAATAAAATAAGGACAGGTGGCAGAGAGTATTTGTCACCTGTTCTGCTTTAGAAAAAACTATGGAAGGACAAGCTATGAAAAATATATCAATCGACATTGAAACTTACAGCGACCAAAACCTTGCAAAGACGGGAGTGTATCGCTACTGCGAATCGGAAAATTTTGAACTTCTCTTGTTTGCATACAGCGTAGATTCCGAGCCTGTAAAGGTAGTTGACCTTGCAAACGGTGAGAAAATTCCAGATGAAATTCTGTCGGCTCTTACAGATGATTCAGTTATAAAATGGGCGTTTAATGCCGCATTTGAACGCATATGCCTCTCACGATTTTTAGGGTTTCCGACAGGCGAATACCTGAATCCAAAAGGCTGGCGATGTTCAATGGTATGGGCGGCAACAATGGGACTTCCGTTATCCTTGGAGGGCGTTGGAACGGTACTGGGGCTTGAAAAGCAAAAGCTTACAGAAGGTAAGGAACTTATCAAATATTTCTGCCAGCCCTGTATCGCAACAAAAACAAACAGCGGTCGCACAAGAAATCTTCCAATTCACGCTCCGGACAAATGGGTAATGTTTAAGAAGTACAATATCCGAGATGTTGAAACCGAGATGGGCATACAGCATAAGCTGCGTAAATTTCCCGTACACGATGAAGTGTGGACGGAATATCATATCGACCAGGAAATCAACGACCGTGGCGTGGGGCTGGATATGGTGCTTGTTAGACAGGCTATTGAAATGGATAACCGCTCCCGTGAAGAACTGACTGCCAACCTCAAAAGCATTACAGGCCTTGAAAATCCAAACTCGGTTATTCAGATGAAGCAGTGGTTGTCTGACAACGGCATAAAAACAGACAGCCTTGATAAAAAGACGGTTTCCAAATTACTCAAATCTGCACCTGAAAACCTTGCTGATGTACTCACCATTCGCCAACAGATTGCAAAATCTTCGGTTCGTAAATATCAGGCTATGAAAAATGCCGTGTGTGCAGACAATCGTGCAAGAGGTATGTTTCAATTCTACGGAGCAAATCGTACCGGCAGGTGGGCAGGCAGACTCATTCAGATGCAGAACCTTCCGCAAAATCACATTGCCGAACTTTCGCATGCGAGGGAGCTTGTAAAAGCCGGCGATTACGACGCCGTACAAATGCTGTATGAAGATGTGCCGGATACCTTATCTCAGCTTATAAGCACGGCATTTATTTCAAAGGAAAACACACACTTCTATGTGGCAGACTTTTCTGCCATTGAAGCTCGTGTCATAGCGTGGCTTGCGGATGAAAAATGGCGACAGGAAGTGTTTGCCAAAGGTGGCGACATCTATTGTGCTTCCGCTTCTCAGATGTTCAAGGTTCCGGTTGAAAAGCATGGAATAAACGGTCACCTGCGTCAAAAGGGTAAAATTGCAGAACTTGCACTTGGTTATGGCGGTTCGGTTGGAGCCTTGAAAGCTATGGGTGCTCTTGATATGGGACTTAGCGAGGACGAGCTTTTACAGCTTGTTGATGCTTGGCGACAGTCGAATCCGCATATTGTCAACCTCTGGTGGACTGTGGACCGAGCAGCTATGGAGGCCGTGAAATATAAACATACAACAACCGCGTACGGTCTGACCTTTTCCTGTCGAAGCGGAATATTATTTATTACACTTCCATCCGGCAGAAAGCTTGCCTATGTGAAGCCGAAGGTCGGTACTAACAAGTTCGGCGGTTCCTGCATTACTTATGAGGGCATTGGCAGTACGAAAAAATGGGAACGCCTCGATACCTACGGACCAAAGCTTGTAGAAAACATTGTGCAGGCAACTGCAAGGGATATTCTCTGTTACGCAATGAAAAATTTGCGAGACTACTCTATCGTTATGCACATTCACGATGAAGTGGTGATTGAGGCAAAACAGGGGACTACACTTAGCGAGGTCTGCAAAATTATGTCAGAAGCTCCGCCGTGGGCAAAGGGACTTTTATTGCGCGCGGACGGTTACGAAACCGATTTTTACAAAAAAGATTAAGAATATCCGCTCAAGTGAGAGGTTAATCTCCAGTGGATAATAGGGGGGTTCTCCCGAAAATATTAAATTACAGGAGGCTAAAACAATGTTAAATATTAAAAACAGAAAGAGCGGGAGAGGGAGTGCTGCCGATGTTTACTCTTTACAGTGCTGATGTTATTGGTAATCCGGGCAACTGCTCCTATCCGCATAAGCAGGTTATTCTCGATGAGGATAGCCTGAAATCCGCAATTAGTCACGATTATGTGTGTGCTGAATACAAGAACAGCTATCGCAGCGGAAACAACTTTATCGGCAGTGACTGCCTGCCTGTTGACTGCGACAACGACCATTCCGAAAATCCAGAGGATTGGGTTACACCTGAGGATGTTATGCAGGCGTTTCCAAATGTGACCTTTGCAGTACATTACAGCCGTTCACACAACAAGGTCAAGAACGGCAAGCCAGCAAGGCCGAAATTCCATATTATTTTTCCAATTGATTATGTGACAGATTCTGCACTTTACAAGGATATGAAAAAGCTGGTCAATTCAATGTTCCCGTATTTTGATGACAACGCACTTGATTCCGCCAGATTTTTCTTTGGCACAAGCAATGCAAAGGTGAAAATTTATCCGGGCAGTATGAATCTTAGTGAGTTTCTGAACGAGGATGTTTTCGACGAGAATATGAGCTGCGAACAGCATAGCAATACGGCTATTCCCGAGGGAAGCCGTAATGCAACTATGTCGAGATTTGCAGGTAGAATAATCAAGAAATACGGTGACGCTGACAAAGCGTATCAGGCATTTATTGAAGCAGCAACGAAATGCGTACCACCGTTGGAATCATCTGAACTTGCTACTATCTGGCATAGTGCTCAGCGTTTTTATAACCGCATTAGTCAGCAGGACGGCTACATTCCGCCAAAGCTTTACAACGATACGGAAAGCTATAAACCAAAGGACTTTTCTGATGTGGGACAAGCAGAGGTGCTTGCAAAGCATTTTTCAAGCGAGCTTCGCTATTCACCTGCCACACATTTTATCCGTTACTCGAACCACTATTGGCAGGAGAGCGAACCGGGCGCGCAGGCGGTAGCTCACGAGCTCACAAGGCGACAGCTCAAGGAAGCTAATAATGACTTGACGGAAGCACTTGACAAAATTAAAAACTGCGGGGCTCAGAATATTCTTGACAGCACATCAAGGTCAAAGGCTGAACAGCTTATGAACGATGAACAGTTGAAGGTGTACGAGGAATACCAGTCGGCAAAGGCGTATCATGCATTTGCAATCAAACGCAGAGACTCAAAGAATATCACATCAACCTTAAAGGAATCACGCCCTATGCTTGAAATTTCTCCGAAAGATTTGGACGCAGACTGCTTTGCCCTTTGCACACCAAAGGCTACATATGATTTGCGTAAGGGTTTGGTTGGAGCAAGAGAACATTCACCTGAGGATTTCATTACTAAAATCACATCAGTTTCGCCAAGCCAAAAGGGTATGCAGCTTTGGCTCGATAGCTTGAAGCTTATCTTCCAAAACAATCAGGAACTTATTGATTATGTTCAGATGATTTGCGGACTTGCTGTAATCGGCAAGGTGTATGTAGAAGCACTTATCATTGCCTATGGTGACGGTCGCAACGGTAAATCAACCTTTTGGAATTCCATTTCAAGAGTGCTGGGACTTTATTCGGGAAATATTTCAGCCGATACGCTTACCGTAGGATGTCGCAGAAATATCAAACCCGAAATGGCAGAAATAAAGGGCAAACGCTTGCTTATTGCAGCGGAAATGCAGGAGGGTGCAAGGCTGAATGATTCAACTGTTAAACAGCTCTGTTCAACTGATGACATCTTTGCGGAAAAGAAATACAAGGACCCGTTCTCGTTTACCCCATGTCATACGCTCGTGCTTTACACCAACCACCTGCCTAGGGTATCTGCTACCGATGACGGCATTTGGCGACGACTTATTGTTATTCCGTTTAACGCCAAAATTACAGGTGAAAGCGACATTAAGAATTTCAGTGAATATTTGTATGACAATGCCGGAGAGGCAATCCTTTCGTGGATAATCGAGGGCGCAAGAAAGGTGATTGAACTCGGCTATCAGATTCCTGTTCCAAAATGTGTGCAGGAGGCGATAAGCGAATATCGCAGTCAGAACGATTGGTTTGCACACTTTATCGAGGACAAGTGCGAGGTGGGGAAAGGCTTCAAAGAAAGCTCGTCGGCACTCTATCAGACCTATCGCAATTACTGTATCGACACAAACGAGTATGTACGCAATACGGCTGACTTTTATTTTGCCTTGGAAAATGCAGGCTTTGAGCGTGTTATGCAAAACAGAAAGCGCTATTTTAAGGGCTTGCGTATCTGTAAAGATGACGATATTGACGAGAATTTTTTGGAGTAAATCGGACTAATGACAAGGTGTATCAAGGTGTATGTATAAACTTTTCTAAGGCTTAAAAAATACGATATGTAAAAAGTTCTGTAAACGCCCTTGATGCACCCTGCAAATCATAGAAACGGAGTATGAAATGTTAGAAAAACAGATAGAAAGCAGGCTGAAAAAGTCAGTTGAAAACGCAGGCGGGCTTTGCCTTAAATTCACATCGCCAAACTACAATGGAATGCCCGACCGTTTGGTCCTATTGCCTGATGAAAAAATTGCGTTTGTCGAACTAAAATCCAATGGCCAAAAGCCGAGAGCACTCCAGTTTGCACGGCATAAGATGCTGAAACGATTGGGATTCAAGGTTTATGTGATTGACGATGTAGAGCAGATTGGAGGAATGATTGATGAAATACAAGCCACATAGCTATCAGGAATATGCAATCAGATATATTGAAACTCATCCGATTTCAGCACTGCTGATTGATATGGGACTTGGCAAGACCTCAATTACATTGACTGCAATTCGCAATCTCCTTTTTGACAGCTTTGAGGTGTGCAAGGTGCTTGTAATCGCACCGCTCAGGGTTGCAAAAAACACATGGACTGATGAGATAAAAAAGTGGGAGCATTTAAGCACTCTCACTTATTCACTTATAGTAGGCAATGAAAATGAACGACTTTCAGCACTCAATGAAAAAGCTGACATCTACATAATCAACCGAGAAAATGTTGACTGGCTTGTGAATAAAAGCGGATATAAATTTGACTTTGATATGGTTGTTATTGACGAGCTCAGTTCGTTTAAAAATCATCAGTCAAAGCGTTTCAAAAGCCTTATGAAGGTGCGACCGTTTGTAAAGAGAATTGTCGGTCTGACAGGTACACCCTCATCAAACGGACTTATGGATTTGTTCGCTGAATTTAAAATTCTTGATATGGGTAAACGGCTCGGTTATTTTATCGGGCAGTACAGGAACACATATTTCAAGCCCGACAAGATGAATGGTCCGATTGTGTATTCATATAAGCCTCTGCCAAATGCCGAGAATGCCATCTACGAAAAAATATCAGACATCACGGTTTCTATGAAAGCAAATGAATATCTGAAAATGCCTGAGCTTTTAACAAGCAACTATGTTGTTGAACTCTCCCACAGCGAAAAGAATCAGTACGATGAAATGAAGAAAAGCTTGGTCCTTGAAATCACTGACGGAGAAATTACCGCATCTAATGCCGCCTCCCTTTCAAACAAGCTATGCCAGCTTTCAAACGGTGCAATTTACGATGACGAGCAGAATATAGTTGAAATTCACGACCGAAAGCTTGAAGCACTTGAGGATATAATTGAGAGTATGAACGGCAAACCTCTGCTTATTGCATATTGGTACAGACACGATTTGGAACGGATAAAGAGCAGGTTTTCTGTTCGTGAAATCAAAACAAGTGAGGATATTTCCGATTGGAACGATGGTAAAATTCCCGTTGCACTCATTCACCCTGCAAGTGCCGGACACGGACTAAATCTTCAAAGCGGTGGTTCAACACTTGTGTGGTTCGGCTTAACCTGGAGCTTAGAACTGTATCAGCAGACAAATGCAAGGCTTTACAGACAAGGCCAGAAAAACACCGTTGTAATTCAGCACATAATCGCAAAAGGCACTATTGATGAGCAGATTTTGAAAGCGTTGAAGAAAAAGAATAAGACGCAGTCGGATTTGATAGATGCAGTAAAAGCAGATTTGGAGGTATAAAATGACGGCTAAGGAATATTTAAGTCAGGCAAGATTTCTTGATGAACGAATCAATTCAAAAATACAGCAGGTCACATCTTTGAATGAGCTTGCTACGAAATGCACATCGACCTTGTCGGATATGCCACACAATCCGAACAAGGGCAATTCTACAATGGCAGATGCCGTGTGCAAGATTATTGACCTGCAAGAGGAAATCAACAGAGATATTGACAGGCTTGTTGACTTGAAGCGTGAGATAATGAAGGTTATAAAGGCGGTGCCTGATGTGGAATATCAGACGATTCTTGAAAAGCGTTATCTTTGTTTTATCAGTTGGGAGCAGATTGCAGTTGATATGAACTACTCGATACAGCACATACATAGAATGCACAGCAAGGCTCTCAAAGAAATTACTGTTCCGTAGATGATGAGAGTAAATGTGATAGAATGAGAGCCACATAATATGATATTATTAAAATAGACAAAGAAACTAAAAAGCCTTGCAGAGAAATTTGCAGGGCTTTTATTATGCCCGAAAGGAGGAACTTATGCCACATAAACCAAAGCAAGGTTGTGCATATCCGAACTGTCCAAGGCTTACAGACGGTCGGTATTGTGAGAAACATCAAAAGCTGATTGCAAGGCAGTATAACCGCTTTACACGATCAGTTGATGTAAACAAGAAGTATGGCAGAGCGTGGAAAAGGATTCGTGACCGATATGTACAGGCACACCCATTGTGTGAGCAGTGCCTTAAAGAGGGCAGAACAACACCTAGCGAGGAGGTTCACCACATCATTCCTCTTTCAAAAGGCGGTACACATAGTACGGATAATCTGATGAGCCTTTGCCAGTCCTGCCACAACAAAATCCACCACGACCTTGGAGACAGATAAAAAGAGCCACCCTATAAGAGTGACTCTGAATTTATTTTACCAATTGAACTGCCCAATCTTTTGGAAATGCCAGATGATAAAGATTTATATCCTCTGTATATTTTTCAAACAATGCCTCAATAGCAGGTAAAAATTCGTTATTCCATTTTTCTGTTGAAGGATACAATTCTCGCAAAGAAAGCATTGCTCCCCACAATCTCCTTTTAGCAGAATCCTTTATATTGAATCCCGAAGGCATTGCAGAAAATATTCTGTAATATAATCTGCCATAATGTGCACAAATGTTACGCAAATCGGTACAGCATCTAAGCCAACTTACCATATCTTTGTAATGAACACCTGCAAACGCCTTTTTATCAGCAGTAGTTAAGTCATTGTAAAAATATGACAATGTTCCAAATGTAAAAAGTTCACTGATAACCCAAAGAGGAAATTTATTGTCATAGTTTTCAATGTGATGCTTAACGAACAATACTTTCTTATTGTTTTCAATCTCACGATCAATGGTTTCTTTGAATTTTTTAGCATCATGTTTTTGATTAAATGAGTTTTCATCTAAATATCCAAGGGAACCGTACTTGAATGAGTGAAAGTATGATAGTCTCGATTTAAGGCTTACCTCAATAGTTTCAAGAGCGGAGAAAATTAGATTACGAAGCTTTCTGTCAAATTCATAAATATTATACACTCTTTCAAAGATTGTACCGATTTTATAATTTCCATCATCATTTTTAAACGGTAAAAAATAAGCAGATAAGCGGTAATATCCAACTTCCTCCAAAACATTCATACAAAAATTTTCATCAGCAATTACACAACCGTGTTTTTTTAGTTGAGTAATCTGTTCAGTATAAGTTGCAGGCTTTTTAACTTCACTCATAAAAAACTTCCTAATAAAAAAATGTCTCCCCTGGGACACATCGTTGAGAGGTGTGGGGAGTCCTGTTACTTATATTATATGCATGAAGTGTATTTTTGTCAACAAAATGTGTAAAATTTTCAGCAAATGGAGGGGGTATCAAAATCTCTGCGAGGCGTATGGCGGACAGCGGCGGAGGGTGTCACACACAAAAACGGCAGTTCAAACGGGGTATTAAAAATTGTGAAAGAAGGTGATTTTATATGGCAAAGGACGGTACAAACAGAGGTGGCAGACGAGTTCGGGCCGGTGACAAGCCAATGTCCGTTGCGGAAAAATTGCAAAAAGGTCAGGCTGTTCGGCTAATGAAAAACGATATACCCGTGCTTACGAGTGCGGAACTTGAGGCCGTTGACCTACCTGAGGGCGCAGTTGTTGAAGGTGCGGATATGCCAAAACCGGCAGACTATCTTTCGGCAAAGCAGAAGAACGGAGTGCCTCTCGGAGCAGATGAGATATACAAGGAAACCTGGTTGTGGCTTAAAGAGCGTGGTTGCGAACGGCTTGTCAATCCGAGATTGATTGAAGCGTATGCTCAGGCATTTGCAAGATACATTCAGTGTGAGGAGGCAACGAGCACCTACGGTTTGCTTGGAAAGCACCCGACCACGGGCGGAGTAATCTCATCTCCATTCGTACAGATGAGTCAGCAGTATCAGAAAAGTGCAAACCTTATCTGGTATGAGATTTACGATATTGTAAAGCAAAACTGCACGGTTCCGTTTGAGGATAACCCGAACGATACTATGGAGCTTTTGCTCAGAAGGAAGATAAAATGATGAACGAACAGAACGAATTGACACAATTTTTAAAAACACTTAAAAGATATAAACACAGGCTGAAAAGGCAGGAGCTTTTAACCTTGAGAGGACAGGCACTTCACGGTGACATAGCAGGAGCAAAGAAAGGCTTTTGTGTTTTGATGGAGGAAAGGAAAATGCAATATGAATAGAGTATCGGAGATGAACCTTGTTGATATAGACAAGCTGATTCCGTATGTGAATAACGCAAGGACACATTCAAAGGAGCAAATCAACAAGCTGAGAGCATCAATCAGAGAATTTGGCTTTATCAACCCCGTAATAATTGACAGAGATTATAATGTCATTGCCGGTCACGGCAGAATTATGGCTGCCAAGGCTGAGAATATTACTGAAGTACCGTGTGTTTTTGTTGACTACTTAAATGATTCTCAAAAGAAAGCATACATACTTGCTGACAACAGAATGGCCCTTGATGCCGACTGGGACGAGGAGCTTTTGCGAGTGGAAATTGAATCACTGCAAGGTGCTGATTTTGATTTGAACCTGACCGGATTTGACGAAGCTGAACTAATGGATATATTCGGCGATGATAACCAAAGCCGTGCAAAAGATGATGACTTTGACCTAACCGCAGCACTTGAAAAAGCCTCGTTTGTTGAGAAAGGCGATGTCTGGACTGTTGGCAGGCATAGAATAATGTGTGGTGATGCAACATCAAGTGAAGATGTATCAACTCTTATGGGCAATACAAAGGCAAATCTTATACTGACTGATCCGCCGTATGGTGTATCTTTTAAGAGCTCATCAGGCCTGACAATTCAGAATGACAGTATGAAAAACGAGGAGTTCTACAATTTTCTGCTTGCGTCATTTAAGTGTATGGCTGAACATCTTGAGAATGGAGGTTCAGCATATGTGTTCCATGCTGATACAGAGGGACTTAATTTCAGAAAGGCGTTTATTGATGCAGGCTTTCATCTTGCCGGTTGTTGTATCTGGGTGAAGGATAGTCTTGTTCTTGGTCGCTCTGATTATCAGTGGCAGCACGAGCCTGTACTTTACGGCTTTATGCAGAATGGAAAGCATAAGTGGTATTCGGACAGAAAGCAAACTACAATCTGGAATTTTGACAAGCCAAAAAGAAATGCAAATCACCCAACATCAAAGCCACTTGATTTACTCAGCTATCCTATTGGCAATTCAACTCAGGAAAACGGTGTTGTGATCGACACTTTTGGAGGAAGTGGTTCAACTATGATGGCATGTGAACAGATGAACAGAATTTGCTATATGATGGAACTCGACGAAAAATACGCCTCAGTAATTTTAAGAAGATATGTTGAAAATACAAACAATGCAGAAGGTGTGTTTGTTGAAAGAAACGGTAGAAAAATCCCGTATACCGAGCTTGTGAAAGAGGTTGAAAGGGAATAGATATACACAATAATCTTGCAAAATGATTGTGCAGTAATCGTATTGATATATCCTTCAAAAAGAGCGAATATGTGTACAACAAAAGGAAATACACAATTACAAAACGGAGGACATTATGAATACAAAGACAGCAAGACAGATTGAGGAAATGAAAAAGCAGACAATCGGTGTTGAGATTGAAATGAACAGTATTTCAAGGAGCAAGGCTGCAAAGCTTGCCTCACAATTTTTCGGAACAGGTCGATACAAAAACACAGCAGACCGCAACGGCTACTGCACATACTCGGCTTGGGACGAGCAAGGCAGAGAGTGGAAATTCCAAAAAGATGTTAGCATTGCAGGAATTGACAGTGAGAAATGCGAAATGGTCACACCAATTTTAAACTATTCAGACATTGAAACCTTGCAGGAGCTTGTAAGGATATTAAGAAAAGCGGGTGCAAAGAGCGACTCAACAAGAGGTTGCGGAGTACACATTCACATCGGTGCAAAAGGCCACACGGCAAAGACACTCAGAAACCTTGCAAACATTATGGCAAGCCACGAACAGCTTTTGATTGACGCCTTAAACCTTGACGAGGTGAGAATAAGAAGATACTGCAAAACGGTAGATCCACGCTTTTTGGAACAGGTCAACAGAACTAAGCCTGAAACGATGTCACAACTTGCCGATGTATGGTACAAGAGCCACGATGAAAACTACGGCAGAAGTCACCATTACAATGGAAGTAGATACCATATGTTAAATCTACACGCAACCTTTACAAAGGGAACGGTTGAATTCAGACTTTTCCAATTTGACAGGCCTGCAAACGGCAAACAGAACGGACTTCACGCAGGACAGCTTAAAAGCTACATTCAGCTTTGTTTGGCACTCAGCCAAATGGCAAAGGAAGTTAAGTCGGCAAGTGCAAAACCTCAGCAAACAGAAAATCCAAAATACGCAATGAGAACTTGGCTTTTGCGACTTGGCTTTATCGGTGACGAGTTCAAGACAGCGAGAGATGTGTTCACAAGCAGACTTTCGGGCGACACGGCTTTTAGGAACGGCAGAGTTGCTTGAAGTGATTAGGTTAAATGCCCCACTGACCGCTTTGGCGGTCTTAAGGTGGTAGAAGAACATATCTTCGGAAAGGATTGATTTTATGAAAAGGTTATACATAGCCTACGGAAGTAACCTGAATGTAAGGCAGATGAAAACGAGATGTCCGAACGCAAAAATTCTCGGTACGGCAAAGCTGAAAGGCTGGGAGTTGCTTTTCAAAGGGAGCAAGTCGGGTTCGTACCTTACCATTGAGAAAAAAGAAAACGCCATTGTGCCTGTGGTAATTTGGGAGGTCGATAAGACCGATGAAAAAGCACTTGACCGCTATGAGGGATATCCGACCTTCTACTACAAGAAGGATATCAAGGTGCAATACAAGGGCGTCAGAACAGGCAATCGCAGAACGGTTACCGCCTTCGCCTACATTATGCACGAGGAAAGGCAAATCGGTGTGCCAAGCCTTTTTCAACACCCGCCTTGACGGTTACGATACCTTTTATTTTGACAAGCAGATACTTCTCAATGCCTATCACAAGTCAAAGGAGCTGTACGAAAATGACCGATAACCTTGTTCAGTTACGCACCTGTCCCCGTTGTGGCGGGGTTTATTCCGGACACGGTGCAGTTTCAAGGGCAGACAATTTAACCGTTATCTGTCCCGACTGTGGCACACGAGAGGCCCTCCAGAGTATTGGTGTTGATGAGAAAGAGCAGGAGAAGATACTCAAGACAATTCACAAAATTTGCATTTAAATTTTCCATTTAATTAAATATTGAAACATATCTTAATATTTGATAGAATTGTTATAAAATAACTGATATTGAAATGGAGATATGCAATGAGATGTATATACTGTAATGCCGACAATAACTTAACAACATCTGATATTATCACTTATGCTATTACTGGTGCTAAATTAACTAAATCTTTTGTGTGCAAAAGACATAATGCTTTTACTAATGATAATTATGAAAAAAGATTTGTATCAGATTTAGCCTTTTTTAGAAACAAACTGGGACTTAGTACTCGTAGTGGAAAAGCAATTCAATACAAAGCTGACTTAGAAATAAATGGCAAAAAATTATATGATGTAAAACTTAGTGACAGAGAATCTTTGTTTAATCCTAAAAAAGTTGTATCTGGTTTTAATGATAACGGAGATAAAGTCTTATTTTCAGAGAAAGGTAAACTAAATAAAATCGCAAGTAATATTGAAACTGTCGATGTAGGAACAATAAAAGAGCAAAAGACTATTAAATCTGATGATTTTATTGGCTTTTATGCTTTACATAGTGTTGCAAAAATAGCTTATGAATGGTATTGTTATATCAATGGTATTGAAAGTTTTCAAAAAGAATTCAATGATATAGTGAATTATATTCTAGGAGAAAATCAAGATGAATTAGTAAAAATAATTATAAAAGATAGTTACTATTCTAACATTGCTAAATTGTCAAATATTGGAACGAACATACTTTTCCAATATGATGCTCCCGACGGTTTTAGATATGTAGTATTCCATTTTTGGAATGCTATTTCTTATAATGTTAGAATTTGTAAATCTCCTAAAGATAGCCTTGATATAAGAAATATTAGCTTTATAAAAACTTACCATTATGATATTAATGGAAACAAATCAGAGGCAGGATTTTTTTGTAAAGTAAATTGTACTGATATATTTGATAGTACAAGTGCTAAAAAAGTTAATGCAATAATATGGGAACAATTCATTTATCGATTATCTCACTTGTTGACAGGTTTCACATTAACAATTGAAAGATTAAAAAAAGAAGTAGATCTATTAGAGAAAAATTTACATAATTATGATATTGATAGAATTAGTATTGACAAATTAATAAATTACGAAGATCCCGTTACATTAAGCACAATAGAAATCATAAGAACACTGTACACTAATAAGTCTAAATATAACAAAGGTGAATCTTTTAATAAAAATCTTACATTTATTTTAAACACACCAAATCATACTTTGCAAAAGACATCAATCGATGACAAAAAATATGTAGACAAACTTATTGAATTGGATAAACAAAATAAATTGTCTGATTACATACATGAAAGCATTATATTCTTTTATGAAGTATATGAAAACGAAAAAACATTAAAGCAACAATAATAAGATGATGGTTGCCATCACTTTTCAGTGCATAAACTTGATTTTTTCACAAGTTTGTGCTGTGTCCCAAAATATTTTGAAAGAGATAGATTCTTCAAACTAAACATCAACGCACAAAAGGCATCACATATGTGGTGCCTTTTCTTATGCCGTGAGGAGGTGAGATTTTGAGAAAACTTAAAAATTATAAGCCGACAAAATTTAAAGCAAAGGACAGCTATTACGATAAGGAATACGCTGACTTTGCCGTTGCCTTTATCGAAAGTCTGTGCCACACCAAAGGCACTTGGGCGGGTAAACGGTTTGAGCTTATGGACTGGCAGGAGCAGATTATTCGTGACCTTTTCGGCATTTTAAAGCCTAACGGATATAGGCAGTTCAACACTGCATATATTGAGATTCCGAAAAAGAACGGCAAGTCTGAATTAGCTGCGGCTGTTGCACTTCTGCTCACCTGCGGTGACGGTGAACAGCGAGCCGAGGTTTACGGTGCGGCTGCTGACAGACAACAGGCGTCAATCGTTTTTGATGTTGCCGCCGATATGGTGCGAATGTGTCCGGCTCTGAACAAAAGAGTAAAGATACTTGCATCACAGAAAAGGCTGATTTACGAACCTACAAACAGCTTTTATCAGGTGCTATCCGCCGAGGCATACAGCAAGCACGGCTTTAATGTTCACGGTGTTGTGTTTGATGAGCTGCACAGTCAGCCGAACAGAAAACTTTATGATGTCCTTACAAAGGGTAGCGGTGATGCGAGAATGCAGCCGCTCTTTTTTCTGATCACAACTGCCGGCACAGATACACATTCAATCTGCTACGAGGTTCATCAAAAGGCACAGGATATTATTGACGGGCGAAAAATTGACCCTACATTCTATCCGGTAATTTACGGCGCTGATGATACAGAGGACTGGACAAGTCCGAAGGTCTGGAAAAAATGCAATCCATCTCTGGGTGAAACTATCGGAATGGATAAAGTTAAAACCGCTTGCGAATCAGCAAAGCAAAATCCGGGTGAAGAAAACTCATTCCGACAGCTAAGACTAAATCAGTGGGTAAAACAGGCAGTCCGTTGGATGCCTATGGATAAATGGGATAAGTGTGCCTTTGCAGTCAATGAAGATGACCTTCGTGGACGAGTGTGCTACGGTGGTCTTGACCTTTCAAGTACAACGGATATTACTGCATTTGTGCTTGTATTTCCTCCGCTTGATGAAGAGGATAAGTACATCATTCTTCCATACTTCTGGATACCCGAGGACACACTTGACCTGCGTGTTAAGCGTGACCATGTGCCGTATGATGTGTGGAAACGGCAAGGATACTTGCAGACTACCGAGGGCAATGTTATTCATTACGGCTACATAGAAAAATTTATTAAAAAGCTCGGTGAGAGATTTAACATTCGAGAGATTGCATTTGACCGTTGGGGTGCGGTTCAGATGGTACAGAACCTTGAGGGTATGGGATTTACCGTTGTTCCATTTGGGCAGGGATTCAAGGATATGTCACCGCCTACAAAGGAGCTTATGAAACTGACGCTTGAACAGCGAATCGCACACGGCGGTCACCCTGTACTTCGATGGAATATGGACAATATTTTTGTCAGAACAGACCCTGCCGGCAACATAAAGGCAGACAAAGAAAAATCCACAGAGAAAATTGACGGTGCAGTAGCCACGATTATGGCACTGGACAGAGCAATTCGCTGTGGAAACAATAACTGTGCATCTGTTTATGATGACAGAGGATTGTTGTTTATATAAATTGAGTTGAATCATATATTTTGTTGTGTTATACTTTGGATAATAAAAATGATTATGAGCAGATAGCTGTTTTCAAAAGAAGGAAGTGTTATTTTTGGACAATATTAATTTTGGACAGTTAATAGATAAAGCAAATAAACAATTTCATGATTGTAATGTTAGTCCACCAACTAACACAATAGCACATATTTTCAGAAAGGAAAGTCAAGAGAATTTTATCAGTGATTGGATAGCATATCTTATAGATCCAATTTCCTTTGGAAATGCAGAACCATTAAATGTACTTCTTGAAGTTGCTGGTTTTGATGACTGTATTGATAAAAATGGAATAATTGAAATATCCAGAGAAAAAACTTTTGATGATCAAAGAAGGATAGATTTCTATATTGAAACAGAAGAATTGATTATCGGCATTGAGAACAAGATATGGAGCGGTTTGGGTTATCACCAATTACAAGATTATTCAAAAAGTTTAGAAAAATTGTCTAAAGGAAAAGAAATAAGAAAGATTCTCTTGTTACCTCAAAATAATATGAGCATAAACTTAAATAAAAATAATTCTGATATAAGTGTATCGGAATTTGTTTCTGTAACATATGAAGATTTTACCAACGCACTAAAAAATTTGCAGATTAACTTTATTGAAAACTTGCGTTCTTCTTTTTTACTACAAGATTTTATTACATATGTGGAGGAATATTTTATGGACTCGAATGTTGATATGAAAAAGAATTTTGATATGGTATCCTTTTTATTTGAACACAAAAATCAGTTAAAAGAATTAGAAACCTGCAAAAATAATTTACAAACACAATTTGTAGAGAGTGTAGTGAAAAAATTAGCAGAAACTTTTGATGAAGAAATATGGAAAATCAAATTTCCAAAAACCGGTTCTTATTTTCAGTTATTTAAGGATATACCTGGGTGGGGTGCTCCTGTTCATTTTGAGTTGTATCCTACAGATAGATTTCCTTGCGAATCTATTCAGGTAGTATTGCATACTAGAGAAGGCAAAAACGCCAGAAATAATAAAACTGAAAGATTGTACAATTTGCAAGTAGAAGTAGAGGATTATATTCAGAAAAAATATGGTCAAAAAGAGTTTGAAATAGATTATGAAAATGGATTGGAATTATATAACGAATCTCTTGATAAAGTTTTTTCAGTGTTGAAAGATGTAGTGGAAAAATTTACAAACATTGTTGATGATGAGATTTCTCTTTATGCGAGAGAAAATAGAAGTATACTATCTAACAAGTAGTTGTCACGTATTTACAGTTGAATTTATTATGACAATTAAATAACAGATTTAGGAAAGCATCTATCAAAAATGTGGTGACCCCAAAAAGTTAGACTTGAAAGCGTAGTGGCTTTTAGCTGCTACGCTTTTGTTATGCAACTAAGGCATTAATCCTGTA